CTCATTTAGAGAATCGCAAACGAAGGCACGAAAAGAGCCATTCTCGACCCCCAAGACTGCCATCGTGAGAACTTCGTCCACGATGCCCGGTAATTCTTTGCCAGGATTAGAACCTTCGATCTGAAGCGCATATTGTTTGCGCCCATAATCGTCAGTGTATTCGTCTAGGATACCAACAAAGATTACGTTCTTATCACGAATATGTTGAAGGTGTGTAAGCCACGCCATCATTTCGCGTCCGTGCATACCATAAGCTGCACGAGTATCTAGCTTGCCAGTTCTGTCTGATCTTGACTCTGGCTGTTGCTGACACCATTGAAAACACAAACGCCCTGCGACTGTGATTGAGTCGATAAATAGCGTTTGATAGTTTTTAAGATTTACTTCTGGATCACCATACATCTGGCAAACACCATCATAGTGCGCCTGACTATAACACTGATCCTCGTGCAAGGATGGATTACCGCCACCAAGATAACAAGCAAAGTCACGACATTCTGCCCACGTTTGTGGACGAATGACATCAATTGGATGTCCCTCGATAGCGGCATCACCTGCCTCTAGATCCATAAACAATGTTGTCTTTGGATCTAATGTTTTTGCTAATGTTGTTTTACCAACACCACTAGCACCACAGACTACGATCTTATGACCGCGTTTTTCTGCAAGCCGTTGTTCGGCTGTTATAATTTGTAAACCCATTTATTTATCCTCTTCGAATGAGAAAGCACCAAGTTCTACCGTTCTACAGTTTTCTAACTGCTGTTTTATTTCTGGTGGAGCGGCTGTGTATTTGCGCTCTTCTACAGAAAAAACAACCTTTCCGTAGTGCTGCGCATTTTCTGGTGACATTGTATTAAGCTGATCACGAAGCATATCCTGATCCCAAGTCACCTTCTTACGAACCGTAGCTTTAAACTTTTTGTTATCAGCCACGATTGTAGTCGTACCAAAATCCTTACCATCGGCTCGTAAAGCATCACGAACCTGTTGTAGCCAAGTATCTTGGATTTGTTCATTTAGATCAGAAAGCTCTTCTTTAAGCCCTGCGATCACAACGCGCAGTTCTTCCCTGCGCTCAAGTAATTGATTGCTCATGGCAACCTCCACGTTTAATTTTCTAGAACCTTACATATGGCAAAGTATGGGAAATCAGTCAAGAACTTTTTTTAGATAAATATATATCTATATCAAAAACAGCCTTCATCAGCTTCTTTTTTAGTTTAAATTCAGGGGTTTCTACGCCTTTGGCATCTTCGACAATATGTTCCCATATGCCATCTGCGTTTTCTTTATTGTACTTAAAGTCGGCTATATACGCACAGATCTTTTGATCGTTTACCATGATATTGTAACGAGGCTGTAGCTCTAAATCTTTGATTCGTTCTGCCTTTTCAAGAGACTTTAAATAGAGGTAACGCTCTGATTCCCATTTAGAGTCAAATGTAATGCCATGTACGGTGGTTTTCTTATTACCATACTTTGGTCTTGACCTTTTTGACTTGGGATTATATCTTGGTTTCAAGTACATTATGGGAGTTATGCTAGTGCCTGCAACTACTAAATACAAGTCTATAAGCGTTTCTGTGGAAACTTATAAGAAAATAGTTCAGATGTCGCAAAAAAAGCGTAGGAATATTTCGCAACAACTTTCTTTGATTGTTGACGATGCCTACGACAAACAGGGGTTTATACCGCCTCACAAGCCGATACGATCTGTTTCTGGCGGACTAAGCGCTGTCATAGAAGACTAAAGCAACCCTGCACTTCCTAAACCACCAAGCAATGTAGCGGCTACATAAGGGTTTTCTTTTGCTCTTTGTCTAATATTTTGCTGTTGTTGAACAAATTTTGGATTAATAGTTCTTGTCATTTTTAAATCTTGAACATCTATTGGTGGCTTAACATCTGGTACACTTGTTTGGTTTGCAGGCGGAGTTCCACGAACTTGTTGAGGGCTTGTAAGAAGTTGTGCAGCTCCCTGACGAGCAGCTACGTTTCCTCTATTTATTGCTCCAAAAGTGGCTCCAACTCCTTTAGCTAAACCTTTAGCTCTATCTCCTATAGATACACCTCTTCCACCCGCTTGAGCGGCTGATTCGCTAAGAGCCTGAGTTAAACTTTGTGCTGCTGCTTGTGGAGTAGATCTTCCCGCTTTTACTTCTAAAGCACGGCGCATAACGGTTGGATTGTTTAACATATGATTTAAAGTGCGAAATCTAATTGCTTTAGGAAGATTGACCATTGGGTTTGTAAATTGCCCTGTTCGAATAGCGTCAGCGGCTAGTGAACCAGCACCTTTTTTCCCAGTATCTCGCAAAAAAACCAAATCATCGGATAATTGTTTTATATCTTTTACAGCTTGATCACCTAAAACTTTTTTAAGCATTTCAGGTTTGTAAGAGTCTAAAGCATTTCGAAGAGAATATGCAGCTTTTTCATTAATAAATATATCTTCATCAACCGATCCAAGAATATCGTTTACAATTGTTCGTCTTATTGTTTCTTGAGCTTCTGGGCTATCATCAAAAAATTTTATTATTTTATTAATTTGAGCGCGGGTCATGTTTGGATTTGTAATAGCTGCTGCTGCTTCTTCGGGGTCTAAAGCCCCCGCATTTAATCTTTTTAAGATACTTGAAGCTGCTGTTTCTTCTAAACCAATTTGAGCATCACGAACACTGCGAAGAGTATTTACTATTCCTGCGTTTGGATTTTGTGATACAATTTTATTTAAAGTGGTATCATCAATTTTTTTTACACCGCTATACGCTAAAGAACGTGCTAAATTTTGCACTTCAGGCCATTGCTCACCAAATAGCAACTTTCCCGTTTTATCTTTATTCATACGTTTAATTTTACCATAGAATTGAACACCATTAAACTTTGTCGGATCACCAAAATCTTTGTTAGAATCTAACAGTGCTTCATCAAGATAACGTTTTGCTAAATCTTGACGAACAACTTCTTTTTGTCCTTTAGCTGCATTTAATGCAGCTTCTATACGGGCTGGACTTTGAATAATTTTATCGTAATTACGACCAACTTCTAATTTAACATTAACTCCGGGTTCACCAAAATTTCTAACAAGACCTAAACTTTCCAATCTATTAAACATACGCATTTCTGCACGATATGATTTATTAGCATCTTGCAATAAACCCATAGCCTCACGCATTTTATTAGCGTTATTTTTACCACCAACGCCAGTTAATTTAACATTTCCCATTAACATATTATCAACATTGTTTCGCATATCGACAAGCAATCTACGGGGAGTGGTATCTGAAATGCTTAAACGTGGGTCCATTAATGTATCTTGAATATTTTTTCTTAATCCACGCAAACCATTGAAGGTAGTTTTACCTTCTACTGCACCTTTGGCAACCAACTCATTAATTTGTCTTCCAATCTCCGTAAATTGTTCAGGTGCAACAGATGAAGCTCCACCATATTTACTATCAATAACATCATCAAATCTTGTTTTTAAAGAAGATATATTAAAAATTGGAAGTTCACCGCCTTCAACTTGAACGGATCTTCCATTTAAATTTATAGGTCCAGTAATTTCTGCAAGCTTATCATCAACAAGTTTGTATGAAACATTAGCTCCTTTTGCAAACTCATCATAGTTATTCATCAACACAGACAGGACAGAATCATCAATTTCTGTGCCTTCTTTTGTTGATTTAGTTAACAATGTAACTGTTTCATCAATTGCATTCATATGTGCCTTTTGAGCATCATCTAATGCATTTTGCAGTTTTAACGCTTTAGATGGAGCAGCATCTGCTATAACTTTAGACAAATCATCTACGGTAGCTCCTGCAACAATATTACCATCTACATCTAAAATTCCAGCTTCGCGTAATAATTTATCTTTTTTATTCATAGCAAACAAAACATTTTGCACTGCTCTTTTTTCTTTTCCTGATATAGCTTCTGCAATTTGTGATGCACGAGATAAAGCTGCTGGCATCCCTGCGGCTTCATAGCTTGGCATACCGCCTTCATCCATAATTCTTAATGCTTGATCTGCTTGTGTTTGCCCTAGCTGTCTTTCGCCTTGACCCATTGCACGAGCTGCTGCACTCGCTCCTTTTCCTGCACCTGATATTAAAGCCCTACCAGCTTTAAAAGTTCCCATAGTAACAAAGTCAACAGTACCTGCGATCGCACCTTCGGTTGCAGCATCTTTTACAACCTCAAGACCTGTTTGTTTTTGCAAACCAAGTAGTTTTTCAATACCCTCTTCGACAAGCTGACCTGTTGCAGCGCCTCCTGCTGCGCCCAAAGCGCC